TTAAATGACGCATTCAATACTTCCGGTGACGTTATAAAACCAGAAGTGATTGAGAGTAAAATTGAAAAAGTCAAAGATAGTGTTGATGACGTAAAAAAAGATTACGAGTATACTAGAGGTAATCTTTATTCTATCATTGAAAAGGGACAAGAAGCATTAAATGGTGTTCTTGAACTTGCACAGGAAAGTGAAATGCCAAGAGCATATGAAGTTGCTGGTCAGTTAATTAAGAATGTTGCTGATGCAACTGATAAACTATTAGACCTTCAAAAGAAACTCAAAGATGTTGAAGCAGAGGAAAAAGTTAAAGGACCATCAACAGTTAACAACGCATTATTTGTTGGATCAACGGCAGATCTAGCAAAGATGCTTAAAGATGGATTAAAAGAGGACAATAAATAGTAAAATAGAAGAATATATTTAAAGTGGCATTAAAGAAACCTTCAGATTTTTTTGGTAATAATAAGACTCCCCTGGATGAAGTAAAGGAGAGTTATGATTCTGCACGTCCAGAAAAAATAGAGAAAGTATCTGAAGCATTTGATGCTTTTAAATCAAACTTAAATCATATTCAATCCTTATCTGACTTTACTTCTACTTTTGATAGTTTCAAGAATAATTTAGAAAAGGTGGAGAGTGTATCTGGTGAAGTTAGTGAAATTAGAGAAGAAATAAAAACTTTAATCAAAAAAGAAGATTTAGATAGTGCCATGATGGCACAACTTCTTTTTGTGGAAGAATCAATAACTAATATTGAATCTAAAATATCATCAATTAATGGAAAGACTGTTGATAGTATAAAAGAGGATTTTGCAAACCTATCTGATACTATAAACGGTTTTTTAAGTGTTGACGTACCAAAGTACAAAAAGTTAATTGCAGAATCTGAGGTTAAAACCGATAGTAGATTTGCAACTTTTAAAGAAGGGATAGAAGAAAACTTAGATAAAGTTAAAGTAGACGTTAATAAAGAAGTTGAAACTGCTTTAGAGTCTATTGAAAGTATTAATGAAAATACTATTAACATAGTCAAAGCAGAGGTTAAAGAAACTGTCGGAGATGTAAATAAAAAAGTAAATGAGTTAGTAGAAAAAGAACTTCCAAAATATAAAAAACTTTTTGCAGAAACTGAAGTAAAGACTGAAGAAAAAATAAACTCTGCAATTCATTCATATAAATCAACTATTGAGAGTCTGAGTGGAAGGGTAAAAGAGTTCACTGAAGAGGAGATCCCTAAGTATAGTAATCTTCTTATAGAGACAAAATTAAAATCCGAAAAGGAAGTAAAAAAACTTGAAGAAGAGGTTCTTTCAAGAGTAAAGACTCTATCAGAAAAAGTTGAATCTTTATCTGAAGATGTTGAGCAAAAAACTTTTGAAAGAGTTGAATCTCTTCAAGATGTTGTAAAAGAATATAAAGAGGAAATTGAATCTATATCTAAAAGATATGAAACTCTTCAGAAAGATTTCACTGGCAGAGTAGTTCATGAGGATAAAAAATTAAGTCAATATTCTAAAAAACTTGATGAGTTTTCTAAGAGATTTTCTTTTATTGAAGAAACTCTTACTGAAGATGTAAGAGAATTAAAAGAAAACTTAGAAACGAATACATCCAAGTTTTATACCGAACTTAAGTCTGAGATTGATAATGTAGAGCAAAACATTGCTCAGACTGTTAAAGACTTGGAAGTTAATATTGTTATCAATGAAACTCATCTTAAAAAGCAGAATGAGTATATTGGTAATATTCAGGAAGAAGTCAAAGAAGTTTTAGATAAACTTCAACTTGATGTATTAGAAAAGAAAAATGCTCAATTAGTTGAACGTATCAATCATGTAGAGGAAGTTTTCTCAAAGATTAATGAGAAGACTTTACTTACTGAGGACAATCCAACATTACCTGGAGACCCATCTACAAACAATTCTGGCGATCCTCTAACACCTTTAGATCAAAAGTTCGTAACTTTAGATCAACTACAAAATCATTACAGAATATTCATTAATAGAATTCAACAACAGATTGCCACTATTGGTGGTGGTGGAGAAGTTCGTCTTGAGTTTCTTGATGATGTTGATAGAGATAGTGTAAAAGTAGATGGCAAGTTCTTAAAATATCAGGCATCATCTGGAAAGTTTATTGGTGCTGATGCTTCTGGAGATGTTGGTGCTGGTGGAACATGGGCTACATTTGATAGCAATACTGGAATTACAACTACAAAAAAAGTAAAAATTGATAATGATCTTGAAGTCACTGGTGTCACAACTTCAACTGGTGGATTTGTTGGCACCTTAACAGGATCTGCAAGTAGTCTAAGTGGTCTATCGTCAAGTTTCCTTCTTGACTACAACAACTTTACTAATACACCTACAATCCCAACAAACAATAACCAATTAACCAATGGTGCGGGTTATATTACTACATCATTTACTAACACTAATCAACTGACCAATGGTGCTGGATTTATTACTGCAAGTGATAATATAACTGGAACAGCAGCTGGACTTTCTGGAAGTCCTGATATTTCTATTCAGAATCTTACTGGTGTTGCAGCAACATTCACTGGTGTTTTGACTTATGAGGATGTAACTAATATTGATTCTATTGGAATTGTTACTGCTCAAACAGGAGTTAGGGTTTTAGCCGGTGGCGTCGGAATTGCAGATTCAATATTTCACATAGGTGACGATAATACTCAAATAAGATTTCCTGCTGCTGATACATTTACAATAGAAACTGCTGGCAGTGAAAGACTTCGTATAACATCTGATGGTAAGTTTGGATTTGGAACCAATAATCCACAAGGAACTGTACACATTTCATCAGGAACTTCTGGAGATGGAACGTTAATTCTTGAAGCAGATACTGACAATAATAATGAATCGGATAATCCATATATTGTGTTTAGGCAAGATGGTGGTATTAATGCCTCTGCGATAGGACATGGTGTAGATTCTGGAGTTGATGGTAATGGATTGACCATAGCAAATTCAATTTCTAATGGATTTATATCTTTTGCTACAGGAAGTACAAATGTTTATACAAACGCAACAGAAAGAGTTCGTATAGATTCAAGTGGAAATGTTGGTATTAATTCAACTTCTCCTTCAGAAAGACTTGATATTGGTGGAACTACACAAACTGAACAGTTAAATGTTTCTGGTGTTTCTACATTCTCTGGCGATATTTCTATTGCTGATAAGATTATTCATACTGGAGATACAAACACTGCTATCAGATTCCCTGCTGCAGATACATTTACAATAGAAACTGCTGGCAGTGAAAGACTTCGTATAGATTCCAATGGCGACGTGGGTGTCGGAATTGCTGATCCGCAAGAAAGGTTACATGTGGCAAGAACTGTCATGGTAACCGGCAATACGCCACAAATCAGACTAAATGCTAATGATTCTGATGCAGATGATGATGATAGAACGATGCTTGGGCAGGCAACGTCTGCTGGTAATTTTGTAACCACTGCTGTTGATAATGACACCATTCTTAGAGGAACTGCTACTGGTAATTTACTATTTGGTGTTGGTACAGCAGAAAAAGTTCGTATAGATTCTAGTGGTAGATTATTGATAGGAACGACGACAGAGGGTAATGAACTTGCAGATAATTTAACTGTTGCAGATACTGGTAACTGTGGAATAACAATTAGATCTGGTACTTCTAATTACGGTTCAATATACTTTAGTGATGCAACTTCTGGGGGTGGTGAGTATGCTGGTCAAATTGAATATCTTCATTCTGCTGATAGGTTTACATTTTATGCAGGTGTTTCTGCTATAATGCGTGTACACTCTGATAAAATAGATGTTCTAGGACATACTGAAACTGACACCTTAAATGTCTCTGGTGTTTCTACATTTGCTAATACTATTTCTATTGCTGAGACAATTGAACATACAGGAGATTCTAACACCTCTATCAGCTTCCCTTCTAGTGATTATATTAGACTTACAACATCTGGTTCTTCTAGACTTAATGCTACTGCAAATGGTTACATTCTATTAGGAACGAATAGTGAACCTTCTGGTGGTGATGCTCATGCAGAAAATGCAAGATTACTTGTTCAAGGAAGAATTGGTAATACTGCTGATAGTGGTCGTCTCAATCTACAAAGAGGATCATCAGCATCTAACGATTCTAGTATTGGAAGTATTACTTTTACTGATAATAGTAATAATGCTTATGCAAGAATTGAAACACAAGCTGATGCTACACCTGGAACTGATGATTATCCAGGTAGAATTGTTTTCAGCACCACACCAGACGGATCTGCATCACCAACAGAAAAATTCCGTATTGCTGATGATGGTGACATAACATTTAGTGGACCAAATAATAGTTTTGCAACTATATCTTATTTGGCCAATTTTACAAAACTAGATTTAAGAGGTACAGATATAGGAAGCAGCGTACATTATCTTATAGGTTATGGTGCAGGACATGGAAGTGGTAATAGTTTCCATATGGTCAATGGCACTTCAACTGGCAATATAGCTTTTCGCACTGGTTCCAGTACTTCTGAAAGACTTCGTATAACTTCAGATGGAAATGTTGGTATCAATTCAGGTACTCCTTCAGAAGAACTAGATGTTGATGGAACTACACAAACCCAAATATTAAAAGTAAAAGGTAGTTCTACCTTTAATGGAAATATTAATATGTTTTCAACTGCTCCTCAATTCATAATGAAAGAAGACGGCAGTTCACATGGTGACACTAATTGGGCTTTGGTTAGAGACGCCGATTCTTTTTCTATTAGATGGAATAATGCTTCTCCTTATGCGTTTAGAGCCTCCACAAGTGGTGGTTCTGTTACTTCAGTCTTTTTAAGACAAAGTGGACTCGAAGTAAATGCGAGTGGCACAGTAATTCAAGGATCTCTGTCTAAAGGATCTGGATCATTTAAAATTGATCATCCACTTGTTGGAATGTCAACTACTCATAATCTTGTTCATTCATTTATTGAGGGACCACAAGCAGATCTTATCTATAGAGGAAAAGTTGATCTTGTAGATGGTTCTGCTACTGTTAATATTGATACAGCAGGAAGAATGACAGAGGGAACATTCGTTGCACTCTGCACCAATGTTCAGTGTTTTACCACTAATGAAACAGACTGGACAGCAATTAAAGGTTCTGTATCCGGTAATACTTTAACAGTGCTGGCACAGGATAGTTCTTGCACTGCCACTGTCAGTTGGATGGTAGTGGGTGAAAGAAAAGACCAACATATGATAGATACTAATTGGACTGATGATAATGGTAGAGTTATCACAGAACCACCTAAAACAGATTAAGATCCATAAAGAATTTAAAGAAGAATGGAATAATAAATAAAAGGGAGTAATTACTCTTTTGATGGCTAAAAACGGACGTTGCCCTGCAGGACAATATTACTGTTACACTGATAAAAAGTGTAAACCAATCCCTAAAGGATTTAAGGTTGTGGGACCTGCTGGAATGCTCCGTAAGGAAAATGGACACTCTGTTGACGACGATACTGAAACCAAGAAAAATGGTGACGGTAATGGTAATGGCAACGGAAATGGTAATGGTGGAAACGGCATGAGCGAAGAGAGTCTTCGTGATTGGTTTGGTAAGTCAAGATCAAAAGGTGGAAAACCAGGTTGGGTGCAAGTTGTATCAGGTAAACCGTGTGCTCGTCAACCAGGTCAGAAGTCAACACCTAAGTGCGTATCTTCTGCAAAAAGAGCAAGCATGAGTAAGTCAGAAAGACTTTCTGCTCAGAGAAGAAAGAGAGCTGCTGATCCTGGTCAACCACAAAAGACAGGAGCAGCAAAACCCACGTATGTCTCAACTGATAAACCAAAAAAGAAAATGAAAGAATCAACCGAGTTTGTTACTTTACCTCTGAATATTGAAATTCCAAACAATATCAGAGATTTTAATTTGGGATTAATGTTCCGTGAAAGTTTAGAAACAAACAGTGGGATGTTGTTTATCTTTGATGATGTACAGAAACAGTCATTTCACATGACTGAGACAAAAATTCCTCTTGACATCGCTTTCATCAGAGAGGATGGAATTATCGAAAGTATTAAAGAATTAGAACCATTTGACGAGAGTGCAGTATACTCTGAAGGAGAGGTGCTGTGTGCGTTAGAAGTAAACCGTGGATGGTTCGCAGATAACAATGTAGAAGTTGGTGACGAGATTGATATTGAAGAAGGCAAGAAGGATGCTTGCTATCATAAAGTCAAGTCACGTTATTCAGTTTGGCCAAGTGCATATGCATCGGGAGCACTGGTCAAGTGTAGAAAAGTTGGCGCAGCAAATTGGGGAAATAAGACTAAGAAAGAAGAATTTGAAAATTGGAGAGATAGTTTTACTGCTACTGATTATGAAACTATAGATTTAGTTAAACCAGAACCCTTGAAAGCAACAAAAGGTCTTGGTAGTGATATGCTGGATGAAGCAGGTAAGAAGTGCTGGAAGGGTTACAAAAAAGCAGGAACTCAAAAACTCTTTGGCAAAACTTACAACCGTTGTGTAAAAGCAGGAGATGAAATTACACATGATGGTGAGCAGATTGATGAGAAGAAAGGATGTGCTCATACACATGAGGGTGAAGAGTGCCCAGTGCATGGTAAAAAATCATGCCCAGATATGGTTGAAGAGGCAGTTAGAATGCCAGCAAAAACTGGTAATCTTGTAAATGTTGTCTTCCGTTTTAGAAGTTCAACCATCATGTTGAAGATGTTCTTCTCTCAAGTATCATTGCCAACTAGATCTGATGTTCAAGATCAGATCAACAAAGTTTATCCCGGTGCGAAACTGTTAACTTTCAACGTATCCGAGTATGAACCTGGACAACCAGTCCTTCACGCAGAAGGAGCAGCATGGACAAAAAAGTCCGGTAAGTCTCCCTCAGGGGGACTTAACGAAAAAGGAAGGAAGTCTTACGAAAGAGAAAATCCTGGAAGCGACCTTAAAGCACCAAGCAAGAAGGTTGGAAATCCCCGTAGAGCGTCATTCTGCGCTAGAATGAAGGGAATGAAAAAGAAACTTACTTCCTCAAAGACTGCAAACGATCCTAATAGCAGAATCAACAAATCACTTAGAGCCTGGAACTGCTGATAACTTATGTCTGATAATGTATACCTTGGTAATCCGAATCTAAAAAAAGCAAACACTGCTATTGAGTTTACTCAAGATCAAATTCTTGAGTTTATGAAATGTAAGGAAGATCCTGTTTACTTTGCTAATAAATATGTCAAGATTATTTCTCTTGATGAGGGTCTAACTCAATTTCATCCGTATCACTTTCAAGAGAAGTTAATCAATAACTTCCATAATAATAGGTTTAACATCTGTAAGATGCCACGACAGACTGGTAAATCCACTACAGTCATATCTTACCTTTTGCATTATGCTGTTTTTAATGACAGTGTTAATATTGGAATTCTGGCAAACAAAGCAGCAACTGCAAGAGAACTTCTTGGTAGGTTACAGACTGCATACGAGAACCTTCCCAAGTGGATGCAGCAGGGTATCATAGCATGGAACAAAGGATCTCTGGAGTTAGAAAATGGCAGTAAGATATTGGCAGCTTCTACGTCTGCAAGTGCTGTACGAGGTATGTCGTTCAACATCCTCTTTCTCGACGAGTTCGCATTCGTCCCGAATCACGTTGCTGACTCGTTCTTTGCATCTGTTTATCCTACTATTACTTCTGGTAAAAACACCAAAGTAATCATTGTATCTACCCCACACGGTATGAATCACTTCTACCGTTTGTGGCATGATGCAGAGAGGCAGAAGAATGATTATGTCCCTACAGATGTTCACTGGTCAGAAGTTCCAGGTAGAGATGATAAATGGAAAAAGACAACTATTAAGAACACGTCAGAGGCACAGTTCAAGGTTGAGTTTGAATGTGAGTTCCTAGGATCAGTTGATACTCTGATTGCACCTAGTAAGTTAAAAACTTTAATTTATGACAATCCAATTCAAAGAAGTGCTGGGTTAGATGTTTATGAACCATCTAAAGAAAATCATGATTATGTAATGACTGTTGATGTTGCAAGAGGAGTTGGGGAAGATTACTCAGCATTTGTTGTGGTTGATATTACGGAGTTCCCTCATAGAGTTGTTGCCAAATATAGAAATAATGATATCAAACCAATGCTTTTCCCTAATATCATATTTGAAGTAGCAAGAAATTACAATAGTTCATTCATCTTATGTGAGGTAAATGATATTGGAGATCAGGTTGCAAGTATTCTACAATATGATCTAGAATATCAGAATTTATTGATGTGTTCTATGAGAGGTAGAGCAGGACAGATTGTTGGTCAAGGATTCTCTGGTAAGAAGACACAACTTGGTGTCAAGATGTCTAAAACTGTAAAGAAGGTTGGCTCACTTAATCTCAAGACTCTTATTGAAGAAGACAAACTAATTTTCAGTGATTATGAGATTATTTCAGAATTAACAACATTTATTTCAAAGCATAATTCCTTTGAAGCAGAAGAAGGATGTAATGATGACTTAGCAATGTGTCTTGTCATATATGCTTGGTTGGTTCAAATGGATTACTTCAAAGAACTAACTGATCAAGACGTAAGAAAGAGATTATATGAAGAACAAAAGAATCAAATTGAACAGGACATGGCACCATTTGGATTCTTACCA